ATAATCTCTAGCTTGTTGTCTAATGTTTGCTACCATTGGCTGTATACCTGTAACATCTACACCTTCGTCAACTTCTTCATCACCACCCATTAAGAATGGTGCAGCGATTGCAGAACCAATACCAAGTCCAGCTAATACTCTAGGCACACTGATAGCTTCACCTGCTTCACCACCTACTCTAAATAAATTTCCTAATGTTTCTAGTTTACCACCAGTTCCAAGTAATGCACCTATGCCTCCAGTTTGGCCAAAAATACTTGGTGCAGCTCCACCTAAAGAAGCTCTACCAAACAAACCACCAAAACTAGTTCCAGGTATACCAAAACTAGCTGCCGCTAATAACGCAGTTTTACCTAGTGGTGACTTAACAATTTTTTTAATTGGTTTAGTTATTTTTTTAACTAATTTACCTAAAAAGTATCCTTGTCTCTCATCTTTAAGACCCATGATACCGCCCATATTGCGCATCTGTCTTTCCATGTTCATTCTTGAAATTGCCATAATCTTACCTTTTTATAGTCTTTTTCTCCTATAATCAATCATATATATCTAGCATATCTGCTAGTCCACCGCTCATATATCCAACTCTACCACCTTTAGCTAAATCATAACTTGCAGAATCTGTTGCAAAATCTCCACTGAAGTTAGCTCCTGTTGCTCCTTCATCACCTCTACCAGAATAAGATCCACCAGGTCCTGTATTTAAAGATTCATCTCTTCCACCACCAGATCCATAGTCTGTATATCCTTGAGCAGCAATTTCTCGTTGTGCTGCTCTTAAAGCGTTATCTAAAGCAATTTGTCTATCTCTATCTCTTTGCTCAGTTTGTTTTCTGTAAAACATTTGTTTTTGTCTTAACATATTAGTTCTTTTATTTATATCTGCTAATTGTTTAGCTGTTAAATTTGATTCTTCATCAAGTTCAAATAAACCTGTTGCAGGATTATATGTTGCTCCAGCAAATTTAGATCCTACTTTTCCTTCTGGACTTAATGTAGTGGTAAGTTTATCTGCTTCTACGCCCACCCTCTCAGCATAATTGCCTAAGAAAGATCTTGTATTTAATCCAAACGGATCTTTACTTAATCCGGATGTGTTTTCACCAAATACTGTTGGACCTGTATAACCCATTCTGCTTTTAATAAATTCTTGATCAACTGCAGGTAATGTTTTAAATCTATCCATTTTATTCATTAAAAAACTTACAGGACCAAATGACATTATTTTATCTCCAGCACCAGTTATACTGTCTTTAATATTACCAAGTCCTTGTTGTATTCTACCAGCTGTGGTTAGTTCTAAAGGTATATCTGTGCCTGATCCAATGTACTCACCTAAATCTGCACCAGTTAATTGCTGTTCTCTAAAACTTGGAAAACCCATAAACGTTTTGTCAATTTTACTTTGGCGTAAATCATCTACAAGTGGTGTAGGCATACTACCAAAATATCTATTTCTAGTGTCGATATTAAAATTTTGTATTAAATCATCTATACCACCACCGCTAGTAAATGACCCACCGCCTCCGCTTCCCATGTATGGTCTAATAAAAGGTTGATTAATAGATGCTATACCTGATTGAGTTTGATCGGTTGGAAGTTGAAAAGGACTTGCTAAATACCTATTAAAAGGCACAAAGTTAAAACCTCTATCTCTAATCGATTGATCTATTGGGTCTAATATCATTTGTTTGTATCTCCAACTAAGTCAAGACTAGGCATTATTACTTTAATATCTCTCCTAATATCTTGTTCAGGAATTCCTTTTGACTTCCATTCCTTATCATCTTTGTATATCTCACCTGTTTTAAGATTACTAATAGTTTCTATTATTTTTTCTGGTTTTATAATTGGTATATCTTTCATTATGATGTCACCTCTCTTGGCTGTATTTCTAATATTGAAGCTATGACGTGCAGCTCATTCGCGTCAGCAGCTTGCACTTTAAGTATTTCACTCTCCTCCATAACAAGAGGTTGAGTTAAAAGTTCTGTTGTTGCTTTGGATGCAATTGCTTTGTCTTTAAATAAATTAAATACATTAGAACTAGAGTCTACTAATGTAATTGTTATAGTGCTCCCTGATCCAGCGTCCTCGGTTACTAGTATAGATTTTACAACCGTTGTTGTTGCGCTTGGCACCGTATACAATGTCGTAAGATCAGTTGTGGTTAAATCTACTTTTTTATTTTTAAAACTATTAGCCATTATTGTAAAAAGAAATTAAACGCTTCTACCTCGTCTTTTAATTCTTGTTGATATGTTGAATTTAATTTTTCTATAACAGCATCAAGATCTCTAACTTGTGAATCAGCCACATCCTGTCTGTATTCTTTACTTGGTCTTGTTAATACTTGTACAATCTTTGCCATTATCTTCTACCATCCGGTTGTACATCCAATCTGAATGTGCCTAGTTTCCAACTTTGTGATACAGCTGTGTTTGCTATCTTTAATGAAATAGCTCTAGCTCTTGCACGTGTATCTACTTTAGTTGTAGATGATGAAATTGTAAAGGGCCCAAGTGATGAGCTAGCTCGACTATCATTTGGATAATTACGTAATTGTAATGTAACTTGTGTGTTGCCGGTTTGTGATAAAAAGTCTGGAACAAATCTTCTAATTTTCATTATAAATTCACCATCTCCTCTAAAGTCTGGCATACCAGTTGATTGACCTGAAAGAGATCTTCTTTGAGTAATATCAAAGTCTCCTGATTCTATATTTGACGTAATTACATTAACACCTGTAGCTAAAGCTTCATCAGTTCCTTTTTCATGTTCAAAATAAATTGTGCACCCATCTGTATTACCAACAACATCGTAAGACGAATTACTACTTGCATCGTATTCGGTTGCATGTGGTAAACCAAATACAGATGAATCTTGCCATGTTCCCCGTGCCAGTGTTCCTGTTGTCCACACAGGTCTTTGTGGTCTAGAGTCTTGATAGTTATAAGTTACACATCTATTAATTACGGTAGAACTTTCTGTACAATAAAACCAAGTTATCTCACCAAATAAATTATTTAGTCCAACGTTAATTAATTGTGATGCTGTAGTATTTAAATCGTTAAACACAAAGTCTTCTACTAAACAAACCATTGTTTCAAGATTACCAGAGTATTTAAAGAAACCATTTTCTGAAAACCAGTAGGCAGCACCATCTACTTCGATTGCAGCGTTCTGTCCTATGAGTCCACAGTTTGTACCTACTTGTGTAAAACCAAAAGTGAATGGAGCACCAACAAAACGCATTGTAAACAAAGAAGTATCAGACCATATGTATATTGCATCTTTACCTCTAACAGCCCCTACAATTTTAGAACCATCAGAAAGCCTTTGGTTTCCAGCTGTGTTAGTGGCTGTAGGTGTATATGTATTAATATCTTCTCGATCAGAGAATCTAATAAACATTTCATCTTGTGTGCTTGAATCACCAATTGTTGTCTCTGTTCCTAAAAAAACTAAGTGACGATCTGGTGTAGATACTAACATATCTCTTGATGCAGTTGGTGCACCAGATATAATAGTTGCTCTATTTGCTACAGCGTTTGATGCGTTTGAGTCCCATTCAAAAACTTGTGCGTTATGTATTAGCGCAATAATCTTATCTCCAAAATTATCAATAGACCACATACCTGGATCAATTACTAAATCTCCAGATGCTGCCTCACCCCAACCAATATAATCAGACGTATTTGTAATTGATGCACCTGCACTGTGAGATGCAGCAGTAGTATTTCTAACTCCTCTTGTTACACCAGATAAAACACCTGACGAAATACCAGTGTATGATATTTCTTCTGATCCTATTTGCACAAAGTTTGTTCCTGAAGTTGGAAATTGTGTTGCATCATTTAATTGTATGCCTGTAGTTTGTGATGAATTAATACCACCTGATAAACTCGTAACTGCTTCTCCGGATACTGTACCACTCCATTGACCAAGTCCCCAACCTAATCCTGGTAATTGTTCTGCAGGACCTACAGGATAATAGTGTTGAACCCTAACACCTCCTGATGAACTTGCACCAGAACCAGATTCGTTTGATGGCATGGTAATTGTAATACTTGTAGAACTAGGAACTGATGTCACCATAAATTTTTTATCGTTAAAATCAGATGCAGCAAAATTAGAATTTGTAATTGTAGAAAAATTATCTAGCAAAACAATATCTTTTGCTGCTATGCCATGATCTCCACTGAAAGCTATTGTAACAACAGCTGAACCATTTGTAGTTGAAAAAGCACTTGTGAGCGTTGTTGTAGTTTTAATAGGATGTATGTCATAAAATACACCACCATTATACGCGTATAAAATTCTGTTAGTCCCTATAATAGAAAATTTTTGACCTGATTTATTTACAATATGGTGCATCTTTCGTGCAGCACCAGTCAGTTTATTCTCACCTAATTGCTGCCAACCACCTATTTTTTCAGGTGTGCCATATCTAAATCGCACATTATCACCATCTACCCACTGAGCCTCTGCTGTGGTTTCTGTGATCTGTTTATTAAACCCAGGTTGAAATCCTATCTTCTGTAACATAGACCTCCAGATTATATTAGATTGCGTTGTATATCAACGAGTTTTAGGTATACCCAATATAGGTCTTTTATCATACAAATTAGTTTTTGCAAACCTCCCATCTGCATGATTATAGTGTAAGAATACTTGACCGCATAACTGACCCTGAAAAGGCTCTCTCCAGTGCTCTAAATCACAACCAGAATAAATAAGCATATCTCCTGGTTTTAGATCTACTTTTACGCCTTTGGGTGCACCAGGCTTATGTATGTTTTTATACTCGTCTATGACGTTATTAGACCCCGTAGGATCGATAAATATAGGCCAGTTATCTCCACCCAGATTAAGTGTAGTTGATATTTCACAACTAGGTCTATCTTTGTGTCTTTTTAAAATATTACCTTTTCTATAGAGTCTTGTGTAAGAATATGTAGGCACTAATTTAAGTCCTGTTTTCTTTTGCATAACATCTATGGTTTTAACCAACAATGTTTCCATGAGTCTATCACTATATTTAGCGTAAGAGTTTGGAACTTGTGGATCGTTAAAATTACCAACTAAAGAATTACCAGCGTGTGTTACACCATTATTTAACATCCAGTGGTCTGCTTCTGCTGATATTTGTAAATATGTATACGCTAACGCTGCTATCTCTTTTGATATAGCACCGCGTATTATTTGATATTTGTTTT